GATGGTAATTCAGTTGAAGAATTAAAAGTCACTAAAAACTCAGGCGATAAAATCAAGCTTGCTCTCAAAAAGATGAAGGAACTTGAAGAGAAGGCTAAGAACTCAGTCAATTCCAATCAGTCTGAGGAGTTTCTCAAAAAGATGGCAGAATCACAGGCTAAGTATGATGATCTTGTAAGTAAGGCAGAAGCTGACAAGTCGCTTATTGAGCAGAGATATGTTTCTAAAATGAAGCAACTTTGGGAACAGACTCAATTGAATAACATTCAATGGAACGATCAGATACCTGATGCTGCAAGAATTCCTGCTTACCAGGCAGTCCTTGAAAAGAAATTGCATCAATTGGATGGTCAGATCATTTATGATGCTGAGAGAAATTCTGCTAAGCTTGTGAATGCCAAAGACCAATCACTTCCTTTAGTACATAATGGAAGAGAATTTTCTTATTCTGACCTTTCTGCATTAGTTTTGCAGGAGAATAAGCTGTTAAAAGAGCAAGGACAAGGTGGCACTACTCCTTCTCAGATACCAGCAGGCACACCCACAATTCCGGCCTACATTCAAAACCAAGGCCAAGGCACTCCCATCCCTGCTTCAGTTCGTTCAGCTTTGGCTGATATTTCGAACCTCGCAGCTAAACTTTAGTTTAAAAAATGTCATTATCCACAGCTAATGTCTGTCCAGCGATTCTAACATCGTTGTCTGACAATCTAATAAACAACCCTGCTAATGTGCAGATCATGGGCGGTATGCTTGCTGCCTTAACATCTCCATCCAACTTGACTGCTGGTCAAACAATTCGCCAAGCGAATGACAATGGCACAGGTCAATCAAAAGAAATCCGTGTAGTTTACAAGGAAAGAAAGCTTGCTTCTTCTGCTGCTACTACTAAGGATTGCGTAGCCGATGGTCAGATGAACTACATCGAAGAGACAGTTCCGATTAACAATTATCGTGGTGTTTCTTTTACATTGTCTGAGGCTCAACTTCGTACTTTTTGCGAATCTTATGTTGAGCTTACACAATTAACTGGTTCAGTTCAGCCAAATCAAATTGTGGAAAGAGCCAATGGAATTGGTGCTGCTCAAGGTGCTTTGTCAGTAGTCCGTGAAATCTTTGTTGATTTCCAACTTTCTGCAAATGCTTTGATTCAGTCTATCAATGATGACCTTATCACTGCTGCTCTTGCTGGTGTTGGTGATTGGTATGGTGGTGCGCCTAACCCTTCTTACACTGTAGAAAACTCTTCAGATGGTTCAGTTAAGGCTAAAGGTCTATTTGAGATGAAACAGTCTTACATGAACACTGGATTCAATGGTGCGCCTATTATCGTTGGTGGTGCAGGTGCGCTTCAGAGAGTATGGATGAATGACAGCCGTTACTTCGGTCAAGGAGCTAATGGTATCAACTTCGCCACTGTTCGTGATAACACAGGCATTGCTGATTTCTATTTCGATACCAACATCGCTGGTAACATGACCAACCAAGATAGTGCAATTGTGTTTGCTCCTGGTTCACTTCTTTACTTGCCATACCTTCAGTATGTTGGTAACTATGGTAGAATTGGAACAATGGAGAGATTCACAATGCCAATCCCAGGATTGCCTTCTGTTCGCACAGATGTAAGGGTACTTCCTGATTCTTGTGATGAGTCTTACGCAATTTGGATGGAGTGCTTCTTTGATTTGTTTGCTGCTCCAGTTGCTATGTTCCCTGCCGGTGATCCTAACGAGGGAGTAAACGGTGTGTTTAAGGCTGAGTTTGTTGCTGGTTAATTAACCGCAATTGTTAAAGAAAAGAGGGAGGCCAAAAACCTCCCTTTTTTTGTCTTGAAAAACTGTTCAAACTAACCAAATTTAACACTATCGAATACTAAGGCTTAGATTCTCCTTTAGTTGCGCCCCTGGTACATGCTCACCATCCTTGATGGCTTTGCTGATCTCAGACTTCCAAGGCTCTTTCTTGATTAGCCAAAAGCATGGAGCAAGTGCTGATTCATCAAGAATCTCCACAGAAACGCTTTTGCGAGTGCTTAGCTTAGCAAGTGGTGTTTCATATCTCCGGACACCTTTGCTGTCCTCCTGACCGAATAACATAAGCGCAGCAAGCAATGTCTCTTTGAGTCTGTCCACTGTCTTGTCTTTAGACTTTTTCAAAGCTTGTATGCGTTTGATCTCATCAGCAGCTTGCTCAGATTCTGACTCAAGCTTAAGGATAAACTTAGCATAGGCTTCAGCCTTGTGGCTAAAATTGTCTCTCCTAATTGCTAACTCTTCGAGAAGCTCATCAGAGACTTCTCCTCCATTCTCCTCCATCAAGCTGATGAAGGAGAGTTCTTCCATTGTTAATTGCCAAAGTGTTGCCATGATTAAAAAGGTAATTCATCAATAAAATCTTGAACTGAAATTGTAGGTTGTGCCACAGGTGTCACTTGTGCCACAGGCTTAGGCTGTAGAAGTTGCTGAAACTCCTTAGAGCCTCTGACCATCTCCTTTAGGAACTCCGGCATAGTGTCAAACTTATCCTGGTTGTACTCAGCTACTGAGAACTCAAAAGATGGGTTTACTTGTGGAGGGCATTCCATACCCTTCATAACCGGACTGATAGAAGCTATGCGTTCATAACTCTTTTCGGGGTTAGACTTAGAAGCCTGATGGAAGATGCTGATCATGCATGGCTTGCCAAGCAATTTACTAACATCGAACTCCTTTGCTTCTTCCTCAGAGAATGCCTTGCCTCTCCAGCCTGTGAGTAAGGATCTGAGAGTTGATTTCTCATTCATGCTTAGTGTGACCTCCTTTGAGATGACACAAGGTTGCTCTCCTTTGTCTGCATTGAAGCAACGGAGTTCTGTTGGGAGTTCCCAAGTAATGCGGACAAGATTTGTCCACTTCTCTTCACCTAAGTAAGACTGCTTTACAGTGCCTAAGTGAACCATTGAATAACATCTTGCGAGGTATGTACCTGCTGCGATCAATTCTCTCTGAGAGCTTTCTCCGGATGATTTTGCGATAATTGCCATGTTTGGTTTGTTTATAAAATTAAAAGGATGTGAGTGCCATTGCGCCTATGAGGAAGGCGAAGAATCTTAAAAGGTGATAAAGATTCTCTTTGAAGGGTGTTTCAGGAAGTTGCATGATTAGTAAAGATTGTTTTTGCGCTTACACTCATTCCATAAAGACTTAAGAGCATCTCTCTGAACTCCTCTTTGAGAGTCTTCATCATTATAACGATCGTAAGCCATTGAATCAGTAGTAGTACAGCTATAGTTCTTGCCTCTGTATTGAATGGTCACTTTATAGTGTCCATAAGAGTGTGTTCTGTCTGCAATAATGCGCTGGGATAATTGTGCTGTTGTCATTTTTTTGTTTGGTTATGTTTTGAACTTGTGCTGCTCCGTTGCAGTGATACAAATGTAATACTTGTTTTTTTATCTGCAAATATTTATTTAAAATAATCTAAGTTTTTTTTCGGTAGATCCTCCCATACTTCAAAAGGGCATAATTCTGCTTGCTGTCCACAATCATCATCTTGCCATCCAAGTCTTCCAGGTGCAGTCTATGCCATACCTTTTGGAAGTGATCAACTGTTATGCCATACTTATCCTTATAGGCATCATAGGTCAGCCTATCCTTTTTAGGCCTTGTGCCTTTGATGCTGAGAATCTCTTTGACCATTGCTTTATTATAGTCATTCACAAGCACCCAAGGCTTCTGAAAACCTTCCATTGTAATCAAGGCAAATGCAGACTTATAGCGACTGAAACGATGCTGAGGTATGTTGAACTCACGGCAAAAGTCACTCATTTTTAAAGATGTCATTTTTAATTCTAATTGGCTTAGGTTTGCAAATATATGTGCAAGTAACTTATGGCAGGTTTCTATTTTGAATTATTACACAATAAGCCAGTGATTGACCTATCCGGCCCATTCAAGAAATATGTAGGCAAGGAGGATGAGTTTCAGAAGTCAGTTGCTAAATACTTGGACAATGTTCAGGCTACTTGGTTTCATTGCCCCAATGGAGGGAGCAGGAATGCCATAGAAGCTACGAAGCTTAAGGCAATGGGAACTAAGCCAGGAGTGCCTGACTGTCTCATCCTTGACCAGCTAAAAGGCTTCTCTGGTTTAGCCATAGAACTTAAGGTAGGTTACAATAAGCCTTCAGAGCAACAATTGGCTTTTCTTGATAAATTAGTGGCTCAGAATTGGCTGGTACTTATTAGCTGGTCACTTGATGAAGTAGTAACGGTTATTGATTGGTATTTTAACATCTCAAAAAATGAAAATAAATCAAAAAGGCTTTTGGGAAAACAAGACCTCAGAGGGTCACATGCATGATCGCAGGCTTGCCTTAGCAATTGCTGCAATGCTACAAAAAGAAAAGCTACAAAACCTTGTAGACTTTGGATGTGGCATGAATTACTACACAGAACATTTTAGGCAAGCTGGAATTATCTGCCAGGCCTATGATGGCAATCCAAACACTTATGCTCTCACATTAGGCACAGGCAGAACTCAAGACTTATCGGTGGACTTTAACCTAGGTGAGAAGTTTGATTGTGTCCTATCACTTGAGGTTGGTGAGCATATCCCGGCAGAGTTTGAAAGCATCTACCTTGATAATGTATGCAAGCATGCCAATGGTTTAATTATTATTTCTTGGGCTGTGCCTGGGCAAGATGGTGATGGGCATGTCAATTGCCAAACAAATGAACACATCATTGATGAGATGCATTTAAGAGCCTTCACATTTGATGAAGTAGCCACCAAAGCACTTCGTAACTCATCAACCCTGTGGTGGTTTAAAAACACCATTATGGTTTTCAGATAATTAATTTTGATTCTTGGCTTAATTGGTTTTTTATTTGCAAAAAAATAAATCAAACATGAGCCAAGAACTAATTGACAAGCTTGCTGAGTGCAAGCGCATCTCTGACAATCACCGGAGAGCAAGAGATTATCACAAGGAAAAGTGTGCTAATCTTAAGCAATCGATTGAGGACAATCTTCTGAAGTTGAACAATTCTAACCAGGATTACCTGAAGCTTCAGAAGGAGTATTACTACTGGAGATCAGTCACCTTTGCCATCACCATTTTTTCCTTAGCAATGACTGTTCTATTCTTTCACTGCTTAAGGAAATGAATCACTTAGGTCTATTTGAAGGCATAGGTGGCTTTAGTCTTGCAGCGAGATGGATGGGATGGCAAACAGTTGCTTGGTGTGAGTGGAATGAGTTTGGGCAGAAAGTACTAAGGCATCACTTCCCTGAAGCAGAAGGTCACGGAGATATTACTAAAACAGATTTTACAAAGTATGCAAACACAATTGATATTCTTACAGGTGGATTCCCCTGCCAACCATATTCATCAGCAGGCAAGAGACTTGGCAAAGAGGATGACAGACACCTCTGGCCTGAAATGCTTAGAGTCATTCGAGAAGTTCAACCGACCTGGGTTGTGGGCGAAAATGTTTTCGGGCTTGTTAATTGGTCAGGAGGGCTGGTATTCGACGAAGTGCAATCTGACTTGGAAGCTCAAGGGTACGAAGTACAACCGTATGTACTTCCAGCTGTATCCGTCAATGCGCCACACAGAAGAGACAGAGTTTGGTTTGTTGCTAAAAACACCAAGCGCAATGGATGCATACAGCAAGAATTTAAGCAAGAAGGAGCAGAAATTTGGGAACAGCGGAACATTGGCTCAAGAAGTAGCAACAGGATTCATTTATCAGAGAGGGATGCTTACAACTCCGACTGCAATGGACTCAAGCAATGCGACTGCCAAGATGAAATCAACACAAGTGAAAGAAGGATCGATGCATTCTGTGACACTTGCAAGAGCAATGGCAATGGGAATGCTTTCAACACCGACAGTTCAAGATGGCAACAAAGCAACCAAGAAATGGAGGGAGGATCATCAGAACAATTTGACTGCTCATGTATTCAACAAGATGCTTTCAACTCCAACTGCCAGCGATGCAAAAGGAGCTTATCCACCGGCATCATTGGACAATTTCCCACAAAGGAGACAATTTCTAAAATCGATTTATTGTCAGATGGAGAAAGGGGAGGAAAATTACAATTCCAAAACTTCCCAACTCAATCCCCAATTTGTAATGGAGATGATGGGCTTTCCAACAGATTGGACTCTATCACCTTTTCTAAGTGGAGAAACGAATCAATAAAAGCCGGAGGAAATGCCATAGTGCCTCAAGTAGCTTACCAAATATTTAAAACAATTGAAGAGTATGAAAAACGATTTTAGCAAATTCACATGCTTCGTTCGTGGCATAATTGAGACAGGATTTGTAATCAAGCATTCTGATAAGGCTCTAAGGCATGATGTCAAACTTCACTTTAATAGGCTTCTTCATCATTCAGTTGAGTTTGAAAAGTTCCTGCACCAGCAATTAGGTCAGGACATGGCAGAGGCTGAGGATACAATCAACAGTTCAATTATTGGCCTTGTATGGCAAATCTTTGACATGGAGGAAGATGAGGTCAATAGGTTCATTGAGTACATCAATAATTTTGATGAGCATTTGAAAAAAGAAGCTTAGATTTGTATGTCGAAAGACCCCAATTGAGACCTGGGTTATAAGTAGAAACAAATGAAAAATATTAAAGCCTCATCCGGTAAGTACTTGTCAGCCTATGTTTCGGCTGGTCTCAACAAGGAAAACTGGATGGGGTTTTTTGTTTTATGAAAAAGTCAAATGTTTTAGTTGATGAAGAAATAATTTGTTCAGTCATAGATGAATCTGAATATATAAATTCAGCTCTATATTATATTAATAAAGTTTTTTATGAGCAGGCTTTTTGGGTATGGTTGCAAAACAATAGATCATTTAATCCTGATGTTGATACTTACAGCCTTTTTGAAACACCTGAAAATTGGAAGCAATTTTTAAAAGATGAAAAAAATAAGGGTAAAAAGGCTCACTCTGAATATTTAAAGGAGAAAGCTGAAAGACACAGAGAAATTTTTGGTTCTAAAAAGAAATCAAAAAAATGAATGGATATCAACTAACCAGGCAATGGTTTGAATGGAGATTTAATAATCCAGGCAAGCTTTCTGCTGGACATGCAGAACTTTATTTTTACATAGTTGATCGGTGGAATTATTTTGGTCAAAAGGCTGAATTTGGTCTACCAAGATTGCACACTATGGAGGTGCTATCAATAGGCAGTAGAAATACTTACAAGAAACTATTTGCTGATTTGATTAAACATGGATTTATCAAATTAATTCGTGAATCCTGTAATCAATACCATCATTCATCGATAATTGCCTTGTCAAAATTTGAACAAGCAGCTGACACACCACTTGACACACCAACTGATCAAGCAACTGATCAACCACTTGACCCAATAGATAAACTAAAGAATAATAGAACTAAAGAACTTAAGAAAGTTAAAAGTGAGTTTATTGCTCCATCTTTTGAAGAAGTTAAAGCCTTCTTTCTGGAGCATAAAGAATCACTTGATTTTCTTGATAAATGTTTCTACTATTACTCGGATGCAAACTGGACTAATCGTGATGGCAAAAAAGTTAAGGACTGGAAACGCACTATAAAAACTAACTGGTTCGGTAAAAACAATAATAAGCCAACCACATTTATTCCGGCCGAAAGTAGGCCAATCAGAGTTCACGAATCTTACCAAACAAACCAATGAATTTTACTAACGAAGAATTAGAGAGGCAAGTCCTTTCAGCCATGATGATCTATGATGAGGAAAGGCTCACAGCCTTCTCAATCATTCCAAGTGTAGAGATATTTCAGAATGACAAGCACAAGACAATCGCTAAAGCCATCCAAGCCCAGCAAGATGCTGGTGAGCCTGTAAACCTTGAAACAGTTGTCTTGACCTTAAAAAAGTCTGCTTTGCTCAATGAAGCTGGAGGAATTAAATACATCACATCAGTTTTTACAAGCCTTAAGCATCCTGGTCACATTGAGATTCATTGCCGGATGCTTGTTGAGCAGTTTATGCGGTCTAAGTTTCTTTACATAGCCACTGAGATGCTCACTAAGGCAAACTCCGACTCAGGTGATATTTTTGAACTCATAACCGAAATGCAAGGCAAGACTGATGGCTTGCTCACATCAACAGTAAACAAGTCAGATGATAACTTTCAAACTCAGCTTGATATTTCAGCAGAGATGTGGTTCAATAAAGCTGCCGGAACTATTGCAGGCTACCCAACAGGCATCTCTTCACTTGATAAACTTTGCGGAGGCTTGACAAACTCAGAATTGACTGTTGTAGGTGCAAGACCAGGGCAAGGAAAAACTGCACTTGTGGTAAGCCTGATAAGAAACTTAGTCAAGCAAGGAATAGGCTGTGGAATGTTTAGCCTTGAGATGAATAAGCATGAACTTGCTCAAAGATTAGCAAGCCAAGAATCTCAGGTTTATGCTTTCAAAATAAAGCAGGGAGACATGAATGCTCTTGATACTGATGCCTTAAAAAGTGCTGTAAACCGGATGAAGGAATGGAACATCAAAATCTGCGATGAAGGTTACATGAACATGCGTAAAATCAGGACTAAGGCCACCATGTGGAAAAACAAGTATGACATCAAAGTCATCTTTGTGGATTACATTGGCCTGATTGAATCAGTCAATCCTAAAGAGACTAACCGAGTAAATATTGTTGGCGAAATTTCAAGAGGTCTTAAATTGCTTGCAAAAGAACTTCAGCTTCCAGTTGTTGCACTTAGCCAGCTTTCCAGGAGAGTAGATGAGAGACCCGATAAAATGCCTCTTATGTCTGATCTTCGTGAATCCGGTTCAGTGGAGCAGGATGCTGATGTCATTTGGATGATGATGAGGCCAGCATTTTACTTTGACCCAACTGCCACCACTAAAGTTGGCAATCTTGACTTATCAAATCATGACCTTTGTCTAATTGATCAAGTTAAAATGAGGTCAGGTTCAACCGGAGTGATACCTTTGAAATTTGATGGGCCACTAATGAGACTCAGAAACTATGAATAACATAAACATTAGCCAAGTTCCATGCATGTGGGAAGGCACTGCAACCTATTCACAAGATTTAATCTATTTAGAAGAACCAAAACTTATGGAATTACAAGACCTTCGATTTATGCTTAAGAGAAAATGCAAGGCACTCCGAGCCAAACTTGAAACCAACCTGACTCCTGGTTACCAATCTCGTTGGCAGAATCAACTTGAGCTTTACGAATCAATCCTAAAACACTTACCTTTGCAATAATCGATTAAAGCTATGCTTAAGAAAGGATATTCAGCTAAGACAGTTAGCTCAAACATCAAGACAGAGATGAAGGCAGGCAAGCCTCAGAAGCAGGCTGTTGCCATTGCTTTGTCTGTTGCTAAGAAAGCCAAGAAAGCAGTTAAAAAGAAAAAATAATCAATCTAAAAACTAAGGGGCATTAGCCCGGTACAAATTATGGCAGCACCTAAAGGAAATCAATGTTGGATGTTAAGGCTCAAGCATGGCCTTGATGGTAAGTTTAAAACTCCTGAGGAAATACTTGAGAACTTCGAACAGTATGTTCAATGGGCAGAAGAGACTCCTCTGATTGAGGTAGACTTTCGGGGTAAAGATGCAACAGAGGTGAGATTGCCTAAAAAAAGATTGCTCACAAAAGAAGGTTTTGCTCTTGCCTGTGGATTCTCATGCTGGACTAAGCTATCCGAATATAAGACTAAATCAAAAGACTTCGGTAGTGTCTTTACACGCATAGAGCAAGCAATCTACACAAGCAAGCTGGAAGGGGCTGCAAGTGGCCTATTCAACCACAACATCATTGCAAGGGACTTGGGCCTCATGAACCAGGAGCAAGTTACCATGCAGATGACAGAGGTCATCAGGCCTACAAGTCCTAAGGAGGCTAAAGCAGCGCAGTAACTTGGCAAAGATTGACTTGTCAAGTCCTGACCTTTGGCAGGAGAAGTATCTTGATGCAGTAACAGATCCCAAGACCTACAATATTCTTTGGGGTGGAGCTGGAAGTGGCAAGAGTCAGACTATGATTCAGATGTTGCTTGCTGAGATATGCGACCACAGGAACAATGAGTTTCAGACTTATTTTGTGATTAGGAAGGTTGCCAGCACTCTGAGAAACTCAGTCTTTGCAGACTTTCAAAACAAGATAACTCAGTGGGGCTTGAATAAGCTTTGCAGAGTTAAGACTGGATATCTTGAGATTCAATCCGGTGGTAATAAGATTATCTTTCTTGGATGTGATGACCCCGAAAAGCTAAAGTCACTTAGCCAAGCTAAATACATTTGGATAGAAGAGGCAACAGAGCTAACTCTTGAGGACTTTACGCAGATAACCTTAAGACTTCGGGGCAAGTCAGAGCATCCAAAGAGATTCTTCTTGACCTTCAATCCGGTGTCAGATAGCCATTGGATTAAAAAGAGATTCTTTGATGATGTGCCAGCTAAGGAAGCCAATGATGTTCTTAGGCTTCACGGCACTTACCTTGATGCTTTAGATTTTCTTGATGACCAATACCCTGTCAGGATGGAGGCTCTGAAAGAAGTATCTCAGACTTACTATGAGGTTTATGCCTTAGGTCAGTGGGGAATTTGGGACAGAGAAAGCTTATTTGCCACAAGTTTTGACTTTAGCAAGCATGTCTACCAAGGCTATATCAAAGCCTCTCCGATTCACAATCTTTATCTTGCCTTTGACTTCAATGTGACTAACACTTGTGTGGTAAGTCAGTACATCAAGAACTCATCAGAGGGATTGTTTTATGCCACCATCAATGTCATCAAGGTTTATCGAGTTGGTGATCTTGCTGCTCTTTGCCAAACAATCAAGCAAGAGTTTCCCGATATGACTTACATAATCAACGGTGATGCATCAGGAGCAAGCAGAAACGCATTTACTCAGGACAACATCTCAGCTTATGCTCTCATCAAGAATTATCTCGGCATTGGTGACATGCAAATCCAAGTGCCAAGGTCAAACCCAAGCCACATAGCAAGCAGGCTGGTAACCATCCTGACCCTTCAGAAGGCCAAGGTGCAGATAAGTGGCAAAAGGTGTGATGAGTTAGTCATTGACCTAAAGGAGGCCAAGGTGAGCAGGCAGGGAAGCCTTGACCCATGGAAGAACAAGAATCCTGACAAGTCACACGCATTAGATGCCTTCCGTTATTTTATTTTCTCTAATTTTGCAGAGATCACATCAAACTTCAATCTCGAAAAGTATGGCACAATGTTGCAGTAATTGTTTCAAAGCCTGTGAGCCTCTCAACAGTTGTCCTGATGCTTTATTAATCCTTGTGCCACCAAGCTACCCCGAAGATTCAATTATCATTAACATCAATAAGCCTGGAGTTAATGCTCGCATCAGCCAGCAGTTAGACATTGATTACCTCGGATATATTGAGATTGATTTGGCAGGCTGTCCTGATGGCTTTTTCAATCCTTATGGTGGACAATATGAGTTAATGTTTATAAATCCCACCAATAAGAAGGTCTATGAATTCAAGGCTGTTGATGGCTTAACTTACTCAAGCATCTGCTTTAGCTTCTCTCCAACCTATCGGAATGATGAAGGCATCAACGAGGTAATTTTAAATATATTCAACGATTTAATCCCTGACCCTTACTATGTATGATGAACTTATTGCAAGTTGCGGAGGTAAGCGTAGAGGCTGCTGCATTATCCAGTTGCCTCAGCCTGCTGACATTGACTCTGATTGCTCTGATCAGTGCAGCTTTTTCCTTGTTCTTGGACTATCTGCTGGACGACCATCCGATTGGGCAGTGGTATCTGTTCCAAATTCAGAAGTTGCCGACTTTATGGGCAAAGCCACTTGGTGAATGTCCCTATTGCTCAGGAGCATGGCAGTTCCTGGTTATCTCTTGTCTAATCTTTAACCAACCATTCTACTTATGTTCAATTTTTTTAGGCGCAAACCATCTATTCCTACTCCTCCTGTCGTTAATGCAGAAACGGATGTTGTCTCTAATCCGGAAAAACCAAGGTATCAAGGAATAGCCCCGAAGGACAGATGGGATCAAATCGAGTATGCTTTCACAAGTGGAGGTGTCAAATACTTTAAATTCGTATCTGAGGTCAATGTGCCTTTTCAAAGGGCAGTAGCTGCCAGGGATATCTTCACCGAGGAACTTTGGCAAATTAATCCTGACTTCTTGAGAGTTTGGAACAATGGACTAATCAATCTGCTCATGGACAAAAAGAAGAAGGATGATAAGAAACTTTATGAGGTAGGCATCATGGCTTCCAGGCTCAAGGAGCAGATGGAGATGTCTGTTAGCCTGCTCAGGCAGTTGAAGCTTGCAACCGTTGTCTACTTTGATGAGCAGGAGAATCCTTTAGACTATCAATATCCATACAACAAGCAGAAGCTTGAGCATTGGATGAAGTCCAATGATGTAGAGGGTTTTTTTTTGAATCTGCCGGAGTATGCCTTTCTGCCCTCTTCGACAGAATTCAGCATGAATTTCCAGACCTATTTGCAGGGCGAAACAATACAAAGCCTAAAC